AAAAAGAAAATTAAGGATATTGTAATTAGCGGTGACCTATTTCATTTCCGGGATGAAATAGCTGTTAATACTCTACACGAAGCGTCAAAAATACTTGAAAATTTTAACGATTTCAATTTGATAATTTTATGTGGCAACCATGACTGTTTTCTAAAGGATAGCAGTGAAATTAATTCATTACAACCATTTAAAAAATGGCAAAATATAACAGTTATTGATACAATCACAACCATTCAACATAATAATAAAACAATTGCGTTTGTACCATGGGGATCAAAATTAGTGGATATACCAAAAGCAGATATAATATTTGGACATTTTGAAATTTCATCATTTAAAATGAATACACATACAGTATGTGTAGATGGATTGAAAAGTTCAGATTTAATTGAAAAAGGTAATATAATCTTCACCGGTCATTTTCATAATAGAGATGAACGTTTTTATGACGGTAAAGGTATAGTATATGTTGGGAATCCTTTTCAAATGGACTTTTCAGATGCAACATTAGTCAAGGGGTATTATATTATTGATGTATTAACTAGTACGTACAAATTTACAGCTAATAAAATATCACCTAAACATTTTAATATATTGTTATCAGAGTTAACCAAACAAGGTACGATTACAAATAATGATAAAAAACATATTTACAATAATCTAATTAAATTACGAATTGATAGACGGATTAGTCCAGAACATGCAGAAATATTAATTACTAAAATAAAACAATATTTACCAGCACAACTTATAATTGATTATGATTTTACAGTAAATGAATATGATTTATCTTCCGATAAAAAAGACTTTTCAGGTATTGATATTGAACAAGCAATTACAGAATTTATAAATTTGATGGATATTAACAATAAAAGTGAAATTATTAACTACACGATTAACTTATATCGTAATGCAAAATGAAAAATGTAAATTTTAAAAAGGTAAAAATATTTAATTTTTTATCAATTGGTAAAACGCCAGTTGAAATTGAATTTACTCCAGGTATACATTTAATTACAGGTATAAATAGAGATAAAACAGATAGACGGAACGGGGTAGGTAAGTCATCTGTAATTGAAAGTGTATACTTTGCAATTTTCGGTCAAACGTTAAGAGAACTAAAAAAGGACTTAATACCGAACAACTATACCAATAGTACATGTGAAGTTATTTTAGATTTTGATATTATTGAAAATAAAATCTGCACAGTATATCAAATTATTCGTACATTGAACCCGTCTAAATTATATTTGTATGAAAACGGTAAAGATATAACCCGTGATACAATTAAAAATACTGAAGAATATATTTTTAAATTGTTGAATGCTACCCCAAGTTTATTTGAAAATTGTGTTATTATGTCATTGAATAGTAGTATACCATTCATGGCTAAAAGTAAAGTTGAGAAACGTAAATTTATTGAAAGTATATTTAATCTAGAAATTTTCAGTAAAATGTTATCTTTAGCTAGAGAAGATGTCAATAATAATAAAAAATTATATGAAATAGAATTAACCAAATTTGAAGAAATAGACAATAATTGTAAAGCCTTGCAGCAACAAAAAGAAAATATACTTAAAAGTCGATCTGAAAAAATTGCGGTTTATGAGCAACGCAAAATTGACAATAGTAAAGAAAAGTCAACATTGATTCAAACATTAAACAATATTAAAATTGAATCAATTGACAATTTTAATGAAAAATTACAAAAATTAAAAGCTGGTTTAGAAGAATGTGAATGTCGTATTGATATACATAATGAGAGTCGCACTATTGTAAGTAGAGATATACAAAATATTGAAACACAGCTAAATAAAATTGGTACAAAAAACAATAATTGTCCTGTTTGTTTACGACCTATACTAGAACACGATTTGGATATTATTGAACAAGAAAAACAATTACTACAAACAAAAATTAATCTCTTACAAAAAGATGTCAAGGTATCAATTGAAAAAATCAATACACTAAAACAAAAAAAAGAGACGATTAAAGAATTAATTGATAAATGTAATACTAGTATCAATAGTAACAAATTAAAAACTCAAGAAAAATTAAATGTTGAAGAACGACTTAAAAGACTTATAGAATGGTTATGTCAATTAGATACAGATATTCTACAACTTAAAAATGAAAATACTGATGTTGATTCGTTAATTATTAGTAATAAATTAAAACTAAAAACATTACAAGAAAATGTAAACAAATTAAAATTAACGAATAATTTACTTGATACAGTTAAATTTATCGTATCAGAAGAAGGTGTTAAATCTTACATTGTAAATAAAATATTGGAAGTATTCAATAACAAATTAATGCAATATCTTAAAAAAATGAATGCAAACAGCTATTGTGTTTTCAATGAATATTTTGAAGAAGAAATTATCAATGAAAAAGGTAAGATATGTTCATATTTTAACTTTAGCGGCGCCGAAAGAAAAGACATTGATCTAGCATGTTTATTTGCATTCATGGATATGCGCAGATTGCAAGGTGATATTACATACAATTTAAGCATTTACGATGAATTGTTTGATTCAAGTTTAGATGAAAAAGGAATAGATCAAGTAACTAATATATTAAAAGAACGCGTTGAAAAATATAACGAATGTGTAATAATTATTTCACATAGAAAAGAAAGTATCAAAGCTGTTACTGATAATATTATATTTTTAGAGAAAAAAAGCGGACAAACAAAACGAATTAATTATAATCCATTTATTTAAAAAATAATGCATTGATTTAATATTACAAACATGTAAATAATCATGTACATGTTTGCTAACTATTTACCATTTTCAAATAACATTCAACTACCTATGGGTAGCAATATTGTGGTTGCACAACAACCACCTAAAGAAATAACACCACCTGAAAATGATTTAAATCGTGTTATACATTATAATGCAGATTATTCAGGATGTGGAATGTATAGAATGTCGTGGATTGCTCATTTATTGAATGCTCACCAAAAAACAATGGTTCATGAATCTACAGTAATGATTGTTGATCCTAGATATTATCAAAATGTAAAGGTAGTACGAGTACAACGTCAAGCAACACCAGCTCAATTACAATTTATTAAATTCTTGAAATCAATTCAACAAGATTGTAAATTTAGATTAATTTATGAGGTTGATGATGTAATTTTTAGGGAAGATATTCCAGATTACAATAAATTTAAATTTGCATTTACATCTGATGAAATTAGAAATTCTAGTTTAGAAATTATAAGGTTGTGTGATGAAGTTACAGTTACCAATAAATTCATGCGAGATTATTATAAAGAAAAATGTAACAAACAAGAAGTTACAATTATACCCAATTTTATTCCTAGATGGTGGATGGGCAATTTTTATAATCTAACAAAAATTTCTAATGATTTCAATACTAATAGAAAACGCCCGCGTATATTATATGCTGGATCAGGTGCACACTTTGATGTAGATAATAAAATAAATCAAAAAGATGATTTCGATCATGTAATTGACACTATTATTAAAACCCGTCATAAGTATAAATGGGTATTTATGGGAGCATTCCCATTACGGTTACGACCATACATTGAAAATGGTGACATTGAATTCCACAATTGGGCTCGTTTTTACGATTACCCAAAAGCGATTTACGACTTAAATGTTCAAATGTTAGTTGCTCCATTACAAAATAATAACTTTAATAAGTCTAAAAGTGACTTAAAATATATTGAAGCTTGTTGTTATGGTCTACCAGTTGCATGTCAAAATATGTGCACATATGAAGATGCTGAAATTAAATTCAACACTGGTGATGAAATGGTTGAATGTATTGATGCTAATTTAAAATCTTTAACACATTTTAGAGATAATTCAGTCAAAAGACGGCAAGTTGCAGAACAACGATTCTTAGAAAATGATGCAAATATTGACTGTTATACTGAATTATATGCGCATCCATATATGGATCCAAAACGAATTAATTTAAACAGATACAATAAATAATAAAAATATATGGAACAAAAAATCAATGAATTGTTGAATGAGGGTGGTAAAATAATTGAACGCAATAGTGAGTTTTGTATTATTGAACAAAATGGAAAATATTTACAGATTACTAAAAACGGTGAAATTCAAGTTCAGCATGTAATTTGTGACTAGATTTTAATCGGAACCACCATATCATAATAGTTAATTATGATTGGTTACCGTAACGCTGCTTACAATCCCCGTGAACGTAGAGTTGAATTATTTACTTGGGATAATGAAGGTGTACGTATACAAACATCTGTACCATTTCAACCATATCTTTATATTGAAGATCCAAACGGTAAAGCAACAAGTATATTTCAAACACCTCTAAGAAAGAAAATCTTTCAAAATTCATACGAACGTCGAAAGTATATTGCTGATACAAACAATCATCGTTTGTTTGAAAATTTGGGTCCAGTTCAACAATCGTTGTTGGATATGTATTGGGAAGTTAATGAACAACCTGAATTTACAAAATTTCCACTAAAAATACAATTTATTGATATCGAGGTTGTTGCACAAGAATTTCCTAAAGCAACTGATGCAAAATATTCAATTAATGTCATTACTGTATATGATAGTTTATTAAAGAAATTCTTTGTATGGGGCGAGAAACCATACGAAACAGATAATCCGAATGTTGTGTATGTTCATTGTGAAAGTGAAGTGGATTTATTGACATATTTTATCAATTTTATTAAAAACGACTTTCCAGACATTTTATCTGGTTGGAACTCAGCGTTTTTCGATATCCCGTATATCATTAATCGTATTAAAAATGTACTCGGTAATGATTATGCAAAAGAATTATCACCTGTTAATAATATATATGCACGTACATTCATGGGTAAATTTGGTCAACAAGAAACACAATGGCATATAGATGGTATATCTTGTGTTGATTATTTGGATATTTACAAACGATTTTGTACAACAAATCGTGAATCATATCGATTAGGTTACATCGGTGAATTAGAATTAAATGAGACCAAGGTTGAATTTGGAGAAACAAATTTAATCAATCTAATGAAAAATGATTGGAATAAATTTGTTGATTACAATATTCAAGACGTTAACTTGTTGGTTAAGTTGGAAGAAAAGTTAAGATATATTGAATTGTTACGAATGTTAGCTTATGTCGGATTAACGACGTTTGAAGGTGCAATGGGAACATTATCAGTTATTACCGGTGCAACAGCAATCCGAGCTCGAAAAAAGAAAACGATTATATCTACATTTATTAGAGATGAGGCTGAAGGTAAAAATCCCGGTGCATTTGTTGCTGAACCACAAAAGGGTATTCAAGAAAGTATTGTAAGTTTTGATGCAAACTCACTATACCCAAACGTGATGATTAGTTTAAACATGTCACCTGAAACAAAAATTGGTAAAATAATAGAAGCCAATAAAGAAGAAGGTACAGTGACAATTAGACATGTTAATGGAAAAATATTTACATTAACAAATGAAAATTTTGCACGGTTTATTAAAACTGATCAAGTTGCTATATCTAAAGCAAAAGTATTATTCTCACAAAAAACTACTGGTATTATGCCAGACTTAGTTGACCATTATTACAATGAACGTAAAAAGGTACAAATTGAGTTAAAAAAGATTAAAAAGGAAATATCCGAGACAGAAGATGCTAAACGTAAATTTGATCTCAAGATGATTTCTGATAGGTTAAATGCAAAGCAATTATGTATTAAAATTTTCATCAATTCCGTTTACGGATTTTTTGGAAATAAGCAAGCACCGTTTGGTGATGATGACATTGCTAGTTCTATTACATTAACTGGTCAAGCAATTATCAAACAAGCAGCTATTATTTGTAGTCAATTCTTAAAGCAAGAATATGATGTAGATGTAACTGCGGAACAGGTTCGTGCATA